CCCATGAAGAAGCTCTAGTTGGCTCTGTTCCATAATCAGTTAATACTTTAGCCTTATCAAATTTGAACCAAGTCTGAAGAGTCAATCCAGACATATATGTATTTAATAATGTTGGGAATTCTACTGTTGAGTTGTAATGATCTCCAGATGCTGCACTAGCAGTCATTGGAGCTGCTGATAATACTGTCTCTACTGAGAATGCAGGCATTACAAATAATGAGCTGGCAGTTCCAGGAGTATCTGCAAAGTCTACAGATGCACCAGCATTAAAGTTAGCTAGTACTTGTGCTGCAGTTAATTCTGTATTATAAATTGCAAATTCATCTAACCATCCACGATATTTATTTGTAGCTAAATTACCAGTTGTTAAAGATATACCAGATCCAATTACTCTCCAGTTATTTGGAGATGTAGATAAATTATCAAAATTTAATGTTCCAGTAGTTAATGTTTTTGAAGCGATTAATGAACCATCAATATAAAATTTAGCTGATGTAGTATTTATTGTAATTACAGCATGATGCCAACTATTATCGAAATAATTATTTGTAGTATATGTAGATCTGTCAGCAGACTGTTCACCAATTCCTGTTATATTAAAGTGTATTTTTCCAGAATTAGCATTTGCAGTTCCAAGAGATTGGATTCTAATGTAACTAGACAAAGATCCAAAATGAAACAGTGTACGGTCATTTGCATCTTGAGTTTGTAACTTAAACCATGTCTCAATTGTAAATGATTTATCATCAAATAAAGAAAATGCTGGCCATGTATTTACTCTAATATAAGAATCAGTTCCATCAAAATACGTAGCACGGCCATCTACATCTGTTTGTTCATTTAATAATAATGAGTTAAATGTAGCAGTTGTTGATAACCCGCCTGAGTTTGTAGGAGTTCCTGCTGTTTCGTTAAAACGATACCAAACTCTTGGGCTTAAGCTATTTACTTGATCATAATATGAGGCCATAAAAATAGGCGTAGCTTGGCTACGCCTTAACTCCTATCAAAGACTTAGTTGGTGTCACAGATGAAATACTATTTCCGCCTACAGAAATTACAGGAGTAAGAGAGAAGCGAGATATAACTGGAGCTACGACGACGACACCAGAAAGGGCTACGACAGTTATATTTGACTCCACCGCTACAGCGGCTGCTGTTAGTGGTCCCGCTTCTACTCTTACGTCCATTGCGTGTTACCTTACGCTACGGTGATTCGAACGATACCTGTCGAATCCCATGTGATTGTAAAGTTACCATTGGTTGATGACTGGTCTGAACCGAAGTCAACATATCCAATAAGAGCCTTGGCTGCTGCAGAAGCACCTGAATCATCATAAACTACTGCATAACGAGCAGTAATTGTTGAAGATGACCAAGTAACGTCAGCTGCATCAAGTACGATTACGTTGTTTGTACCATCATAGGTGGAAGTCTTGGAAGCCAAGGTGATTCCGCCAGTGGTATATCCTGTACCAGTTACTTCAAATGAAGACACGTCATCGAAATAATCGTGTGTGTCCTGGTTAGGTGTGTAGGAAGAGCTGAGAAGAGCTACCTTAATGGTATCTGAATCCCAGTCAATTTCCTTATTGAGGGCTTGCTTTAAGAAGTTACCGTATAGTTTGCTTGGCATTATTCAGTTCCTCCTTATGCAGCTGGAGTCTTCTCAACGATTGCGAAAGCGTCAGCATCTGCTACAGCAAAGCCACGACGAATACGCATCTTCAAGAGGACGCCATCCTTGGTAAATTCAGCATCACGAGATACTACGGACTCTAGACCACCACGGATACCATTGATGAGCATCTGACGGTTACCGACGATGAGCAATGGATTTCCTGTTGGGTTTGCCGAAGCAGCAGCTGATGTGGCTGCACCGTAAGATACAACTAGTGGGTATCCGAAGAGTGATCCTGGAGTACCTGCAACTGGGTTTGGAAGAACTAACTCATTGTTAGCATCTTTCATTCCACGGATGTGTGCTAGCATCTTTGGGTGTGCCATAAATACTGTATTTGCAGCATCAAACTTGCTTGAATCCTCAGCAATGCCAAGAGCATTGTTGATATCATCAAATGTTAGATCTCCTGCAGTCTGGATACGATTTGTATTCCAGTTAATTGCAGCATATAGAGATGTGTATGGTGCAGCGTCTCCGCCATCTGATACGACATTTACGCCTAAGCAGGCATTGTCATACTTACGAGCCCAACGGCTTGCCCATTCTCTACGATATGCTGTGAGCACGTCTACGAGGTTATCATTTAGATCTTCCTCAGAAACATGCATAATTTTTGCGTACTTCTTTGCTGTCAAGACAACTTCATCAAGAGTTGCTGTTGCTTCTGGAATTGCTACACCTTCAGCTACAACTTCTGGAGCGTCTGCAACAAAACGAGGTACAGTCTTTGTACGAGAAGCCATGGTCTCACGACGAGCAAATGCTTCAACAGCAGAATTAGCCAAGAGATCTTGGATAACTGCTGAGCCTTGCTCTTCTAGAATATAACCATTGGCTTCAGTAAAATCTGTTCTTGCCATGTTTATTTCTCCTTAGAAATGTTAATTTAAACTTTTGAAAATAGATTATCGTCCAATACATCTATGGTCGCAAGTCCAAACGTCCATCTGGAGACTTGCATAGACCAATTATACATTATTTAACGTTATAAATCTATCTTCCAAGCGCTATTCTAGCTAGTTTTTCGCTTGTTGATATTGGTTTATCTACAGATTTGGCTTCCGCCGAATCTGCTTTGCCTGCTACTAGCAACTTTGGATCAAATAATTCTGGAAAATCTGATTTCAACTCTTTAATTTGATCATCAAGACCTAATACATTAAATTCATCATCAAATGTAAGTCCTTCAAATTTAACAAACTTAAGAATTCTTTCAGTATTAGCAATATTGTGTTTACTTAATTCCTGAATTACTCTTTCTTTGAGTAACTTCCCGCTAAATTTAGCATTCTGTTCCTCATATTGTGCCATCTTGGCTTCTAGGGCTTCTTTTTCTTCCCTAAATTGTTTTGCATCCTTCTTGGCACGGTCCAAAGCTGCTAGAACAGCTTCTGGATCTTTAATCTCTTGGGACGTACCATCCACTTGAGTTTCTTCCATTTATTTATATCCCTTGATTTTGCTCTGCTGCAGTTTGTTCCACAGCTAAATTGTTTGCATTCACGCCTGTTGCCTGAAGCGAAATATTTTCTGTCTGGCCTGTTGGAACTGCAGATGCCTCAGCAACTTGTGCTGCGATTTCTGCATCATATCCAAGCTCCAAAAGAATCTGCTCTAATGGCATACCGACGCTCTTCTTGCGAACAGCGATATCCCATTGGTCAACAGTATCAATTGTCTCTGGATTCTGCCAATCAATTTCAACATCTGCTGATATTCCTTCAACACGAAGCATGAATTTGAATAAATCTCTCCAAGTGCTGCCAAATGCAAGCTGGCGATTAAGAACCTTCTTGGTTAAAGGTGCTTCAGAGACACGAAGTGCCTCACCAGATGGAATATAGCTTCCCTTGGTGAAATAATGTGTTGGTGTTGATGTAATTGATGCCATAGCGTTTACAAATTCCATTACTGGTTCTGTAAATGTCTTTGGATCTGCCGCTGGAAATTGTCCAACTGCCTGTACACCTTGCAAATACCATAATTGACCTGGACCATTTTGCAATGAACCTAGATTTTCTCTAGCAGTATCATCTTGAGAGAAATCTTCAAGTTCTGCTGTCTGTCCACCACTTGTAAGCGCATAACGCTGTGGTGCACCCTGATAATCTACTGTGTACATGTGTGTATTAATTAATTTATTAATTGCATCTTGTGGGCCATATGCATCATAGTGCTCTGGCTTTCCGTATGGCTTATGAGTGCGGAAATGGAAAACAGGAATTTCATTCCAAGGATTTGGAACAACTTCTGTTAAATTCATAAGAGGAAGATTAGTTATATACTCTAAATCTCCTCTACCTTCATATTTTTCAATACGATCTGGATAATACAGATTTATTTTAATAACTTTCTCATTATCCGTATCAATTTGCCACATTTTGATTGCAAATGATTTAATTCTAGGATTTTCTTGGTCATATACTAAGCTTGTTGTTAATGGTGAGTTGTAATCGATACCAACAACTCCATTTGTATCTGGCCAAACAATTGCATAGCAATCTCCATACATCAAAGCATTGCGATGAATTTCATTTATATCGATTCTGATATCAGTCTGATTCCAAATACGATCAATATAAGAATTTGCTGCATTAGTTGTACCTTGAATTTGATTGATATCAAGTCTATTTAATACAGAGTCAACAACAGTTTTTGTGAAATTAAATCTGAAATCTGAACCTTCAAATCTAAATACTCTCATCCAACGTTGAGATTGAAAGACCTCTGGCTGAGAACCCTCATAATAAGCTGCAGCTCTTTTATATTCATCTATTTGAGA